TTCAGGGCATATTCGTAAATTTGTCTACTACCCTATTCAAGTAACTGCATCTCAATCTCAAGCCCTCACAGGAAACTAATTATGCAAGATATCTGCCTATCATTCACAGACGAAGCCCAATCAATTCCGATTCTTTATACCATCGTGCCTACTGAGTATGTGCTAAATGCCAAAGGCAAACCGACCAAAGAAGTAAAAACCGAGTCGTATATGACTCCAAATTACCAAAATATCAGCGTACTCGGCACAGTTTATCAGCGACCACCAGAGCCAACACCCGAAGATTATGTGCCGATTCCTTACCCACCGCCTAATTATGGTGTGAATATTCGACTGCTTGATGGTGAAGATATTGAGCCATTAAGACCTTTTATTGTTGAACCAAAGAACCCTATAAGGGTCTGGGCATAGTATGTTTGGACAAGCTCCTTTTTCAACAACATCTATCTCTGGTTTATATAATTGGGGAACAAGAAATGTAAAAGCTATTATTGCAACAACTACTAGTACTTCTACGTTTATGTTTTTAAGGGGTAAATTAGTTAGTGTAGTATCTACAACAACAGTTAGTTTTATTAAAGCAATAAAAATAACTTTGTCTACAGTTTCTACTTTTACATCAACACTTATAAAACAAATTCCTAAGTATTTTATTACAGTAGTTAGTAACAGTACAGCTACATTTACTAGAAATATAAACAAACTAATTAACACTACTGTAACAAGTACAGTTAATTTTGTTAAAGCTATTAATAAGATTTTTAGTATTGTAATAGTATCAACAACAGCTACTTTATTAAAACCGTTTACTCGTGTAGTAACATTATTTAAAACAGTAACAAGTACATTAACATTAATACACAATATTAATAAACTGTTTTTTGTTGTAAGTACTACTACTAGTAGTTTTACAAAATCAATAAATAAAATATTAAGTATTGTTAATAGTGTAATTGTTAATTTATATCAGCAGTTCGTACAGAAGTTTGGTGCTGTAGCAAAATATACTTTTATAGTTCAACCTAAAAAGTTAGCAATAAATATTATAAAAGTAAGTACATTAATTGTAACTAAAACTAAATCAACTAAATATTAATATTATGGCAGAATCTTTTTCTTATAAAATTACCGGGGAATCAGAGTTGTTTACTTTTGATTTTAGTCAAGTACTTACACCTGCAGAAACAATATTAACAGCTAGTTGTAGTGTTATTGTAATGAGTGGTACTGACTCTAGTCCAAACTCTATTCTTTATGGTACACCCGTTATTGTAAATAAAACAGCATCACAAAGGATTGTTAGTGGTGTTAGTGAAGTTACTTATCGATTACAAATGACAATTGTAACATCACAAAGTAATACTTATGTTGGTGTTGGCGATTTAACAGTCTACGAGGCAAACTTAGTTTAAATTATGAGTTATCAATCAAACTACATTAGAGGTAATTGGAAAGCTATTTGTGAGTCTTGTGGTAGAATAGTAAAGGCTTCTGAATTACGTCAACGCTGGGATGGTTTTATGGTTGACAATCGTTGTTGGGAACCTAGACAGCCCCAAGACTTTGTCAGGGGTGTAGCTGATTATCAAGCTCCTCCGTTTACAAGACCAGAACAACAGGACGTGTTTATTCCTGTAACTTATATAATGGGTTATGATGGACAGACGTTTATAAAACCTGTACAACTATCTACCACTGTTATGATGCTTGTAAGTCGTATTATAGGTAAACCAATCCTATCAGCAGTACAAACAAGTGTTACAACTCTAGTTGCTTTGTATCTTAAAAAGCCTAGATCAATTAATACTTACTCTATTAATAATAATACTATAGGATAATTAATATGTCAAACATGTCGTTTGCTAATAATGCTGCAACTACATTGTCAGCTGATATAACAAACTCAGCAACTACATTAACTGTTCAGTCAGGAACAGGTGCTTTGTTTCCAACACTTACGGGTAGTCAATACTTTTATTGTACACTTGAAAATGGTTCTGGATCTAGTCGTGAAATTGTTAAAGTAACAGCAAGGTCTACAGATACGTTTACAATTGTACGAGGACAAGACGGTACTTCTGGTACTGCTTTTGTTTTAGGTAGTAAAGTAGAATTAAGATTAGTTCGTGCTAATCTACAAGACTTTGCTTTGTTAGATGAAGCTAACACTTTTACACAACAACAAACAGTTAGTTCTGGTATTAAATTTTCAGATGCTACAGTACAGACAACAGCGTTTGTAGGCAATGCTACTTATGCAACAACAGCTGGGTCAGCTACAACTGCAGCATCTATATCATCAAATGGCGGTTTGCAAAATATGACCATTAATAATCTTGGTTCTTTGGTTATCGGCACTTTTAACGATTATGGTTCTCCAGGATATGGCCCAACACGAACATCTGGTAGTAATATATCTGGCGGTTCAATTAAAGTCGCTTATCAGGCTTACCAAGGGAGTTATGAGAATCCTGACATTGGGACTGTTTATCTTGAATATGACCTTTACACAACACTTCCTGGAACTTGGAAATGGTTAGGTGGTGCTGGACCTAGTGCTCAATTGTTTGTTCGTGTCGCTTAATAGAGGAAAATTATGTTAACTATTGAATCAGCATCAAACCCAATATACACAACAGCAGATAATGATGTTATTAATTTAAATGTAAAATTTGTTGAGTTTAATGAAGTATTACCTTTTAATGCAACACCAACAGACTCTATGCCATATGGTGTAGAACTTTACAACAGAGCTAAAGCGGGTGAGTTTGGTCCTATAGCTTTATACGTAAATCCTTCTGTTAAAACACAACCAGAATCAACAGGGACTTTTGAAGAAGGAAAATATTAACTATGTCTGATTTAGAAACAAGAATTGTTAAGCTAGAATTAATCATACAAAATCATGAACAAGACATTAAAGAGTTAAGAGAAACTTCTATTTCTATGAAAGATACTTTACATTCAATTGAAAAGAATCTTAATCAAATAAAATATATAGCTGTTGGTGCTTTGAGTATGGTTATTGCACAATCAATGGGTATTGATAAAGCCCTTAAACTTATAATTGGAGCTTAATATATGTCATCGACATACAGTGTAACACGTGATCAAATTATTACAGCAGCTTTAATTAAGCTTGGTGTAATAGAAATTGGTGATGTACCTGATTCTGCTACAGTAGCTCATTTATCTCTTAATTTAAATTTGTTAATTAAACAGATGGCAACAGATGGATTAAAGATATGGAAAACTACCGAGTTAGTATTCTCAGTTGCTACAAACAAAGTTAATTACATAATGGGAGGTCCTAATAGTATTGTTATGTATGATAGTTATGATACTACATTTAGCACTCCTATTGTTGATAAACCCCTTAAAATTATTCAAGCATTTTATAGAAACAATTTAGTAACTCCTCCTATTGATGTTNCTATACAGATACTCTCTAAACAAGAATATAACATATTAGGATCTAAACAATCTACAGGTGTTGCTAATAGTATTTTTTATGATCTTAAACAAAACTATGGTATACTATCTGTTTATTTAGAACCTAATTCTTTTGTAGCAGCTAACTACAGTTTGCATGTAGTAGCTCAAATGCCAATGAATGATTTATTAAGAGGACAGGATATACCTGACTTTCCTAATGAATGGATGAATTGTTTAATGTGGAATTTATGTGATCAAGTTGCTCTTGATTATCAAGTACCTCAAAATCATAGACAAGAATTTATGGCTAAAGCTAAAGTGTACAGAGATCAAATGACTGACTTTGACGTTGAAAGTACTAGTACATTCTTCCAACCTGATTTAAGAATGAAAAACTATAACACAGGAAATATTACTTAATGGCACAAGATAGAGTCCCACTTACACAGCCACTAGAAACTCGTGACGGCACTTTAACAAAAGATGCTAAAACATACAATGGCTATTTTGAAACTAGAGAGGGCAAACGTGAGTTTGTCAAACGTCCTGGTTTGTTGGCAGTAGGGTCTACTCTACCTAGTGGTGTGGCTCAAGGTCTTACATACTTTAATGGATATTTGTATGCTGTAATTAGTAATACAATTTACAAAATAAATCCCACAACATACGCAACAACTACAGTATGTACTATTACAGGTACTATAAACGGATCTCCAGCTGAGTGTTATTTTTCACAGACACTTAACAATGGTTATTTGTTTATACACAATCAAGTTAATGCTTATTTAATTAATGGTAGCACAGGAGATGTAACTACTCTAGGTAATGATAAAGTACAGAGTATTTTTATTACTAATGGTGGTTCTGGTTATAATAGTGCAGATACTATAACGTTTAGTGCTCCTCCTACAGGAGGTACAACTGCTACAGGTACTTTAGTTGTATCTAGTGGTGTTATAACTGGTGTTACTATTACAAACAGAGGTACTGGGTATGTAACAGCACCTACATTTACAATTACTACTGCTACAGGTAGTTCTTTTGCTGGTACTGTATATCTTACATTCTTTCCAACAGGACCTTTAGTTCCTGGTGCTGTATTTATTGATACATACATTGCTGTAGGTTTACCTAATGGTAGAGTCTATACTTCTGATGTTGGTGATCCAACTTCGTGGAATGCTCTTAGTTATTTAACAGCAGAACAACAACCTGATAATTTAGTAGGCATTGCACGACATTTAAACTACGTCTTATCATTTGGACAATGGTCCACAGAATTCTTTTATGATGCTGGTAACGCTACAGGTTCTCCTTTAAGTCCAGCTAATACTTATACTATTGAATTGGGCTGTGCTAATGGCGATTCTATAGTTTCTTTTGAACAAACTATTGTATGGGTAGGCACCTCCCTTACAGTAGGTACTGGAGTATACCTAATTGATGGTGTAACTCCTACAAGAATATCAACACATTACGTAGATCGTATTATTAACAATAGTAATCTACAAAACGTTAAAGCATACTCTGCTAAAATTAATGGACACATGTTATATGTATTAACTATGATTGACATTAACAAAACTATTGTTTATGATATGAATGAAAAACAATGGTATGTATGGACATCTTATACAACAGGTACTTCTACATACGGTACAGCAGGTATATTAGACGAACAGTTTTTTAAACCAACATATTTTGCTGGTAACGGATTAAATTATTTTGTATTAGATTATGATACAGGTGCGTTATCTTTAATAAATGATTTGTATTATACTGATAATGGGTATCCTATTTATTATAGAATAGTAACAGATAACATAGATAATACAACTTCTAAACGTAAATTCTATAGTCGTATAGAAATAATTGGAGATAAGATTCCAGCTGTTATGATGATACGTCATACTGAAGATGATTATAGATCTTGGTCTAATTATAGGTCGGTTAATTTATCGGTTAATAGGCCACAACTAACTGCTTGTGGTTCAGCAAGAAGACGTGCTTGGGAATTTCTATGTACAGAACCAAAACCATTACGACTTGATTGTGCTGAGGTTACTTACACAATAGGTGAAATGGAAAACGAAGGTATGATGCCTTCTAATTATAGGAAATCATAATGGATTTAGTTAATAACACTATTGAAAAAGTACGGTTTAGAGAGAGTATTTTAAAAACACAACATGGAATAGCTAAATTAATTGAGGATAAACAGATACCAGACATGATAGATAGCTGTCCTTTAACACATTATTATACTCCTATGGATGAAGAATATGGTTGTGGTACTTATGCTCGTCAGATTTTTGTACCTAAAGGCACTTTGATCATTGGTAAAATACACAGACATCAACATCTTAACTTTATTATGAAAGGTAAAGTATCTGTATCAACAGAGTTTGGTGTTAAATATTTAGAAGCTCCTTGTGTTTTTGTATCAGAAAAAGGACTTAAACGTGCTGTTGTAGCAGAAGAAGATACTATATGGGTAACTGTTCATTTAACTAAACATCTTGGTGAAGAAAACCTAGATAAGATGGAAGAAGAAGTTATAGCTCCTGAATATAAAGATTTAGGATTAATAGATTCTACACAAGAATTAATTAAACTACAAGGAAATACACAATGACATTTGCAGTTGTAGGAACAATTACGTTAACTGAGGCTGCTGCTGGTGTAGCTATAGCCGGTGGTGTAAATTCACTTACAGGCGGTGGGATTACAAACGCTCTTGGTATGGGCAACAAATCAGGTGCACCCAATACATCCCCAGGACAATCAACACAAGCAGATCCGTATGGTCAATACAGACCTGGTGATGCTGCTTTGTTGCAGAAATATTATAATGATCCCAGTATGATAACTAATGATCCTGGGTTTCAAGCACAACAAAATGCAGGTATGCAAACTACTCAAAGAGGTTTAGCAGCTTCTGGACAATCTCAATCTGGGAATGAGCAAACAGCTCTTAATCAATTTGGTCAAAGTTCTTTTAATAGTTATAGACAACAAATGATTACTAATTTAATGGGATCGTCAGGGGCTGGTACTAATCCTGCTGGAGGTGTTACTGCTACAAATGCTCAAAATCAATTACAAAATACTCAATTTAATAATGGACTTAGTGGTGTTGCTAGCGGTTTAGGTAACTTAAATGCGTTGTTTGGAGGTAGTGGCAATACTGGTGGACCTAACTCTGGTTATGGTACACAATCTACTCCAGTAATGGGTAATTCTTATTTGGGTGGTGGATCTCAAACAACATATGGTCTTGATAGTTTAAACACTGATATTTTTTGGTAAGGAGTTGATATGGATGTAATGCAAAGTTTTGCTGCAGGATCTAGAGCTGTTGCTGAAGCAGAACAATCTAAACAAGATTATCAAAGTCTTATTGGATCTAAACAAGATTTAAAAACAGCGTATGAACAAGAAACAAAAACGGATCCCGAAACAGGAAAGTTAACTACTCCTGATCCTTTTAAAGTACAAAATTTAGCTGCTCAATTTGCTGCTAGTCGAGGCGATCTTAAATCTTTTGAGTTGTTTAATAAACAAGCACAGACTTATAAACAAGGTAATCTTACTAATCAATTAAAAGAACTTGAAGTTCAAGATAATAAAATTGCAAAAGCAGAACAAACACTTCAAATGATGACAGGACCTGAAGACGCTTTAAAAGAAATAATGAGTCCTGATAGTCCTCTTCCTATGCCACAACGTATGCAGATTATAAAAGATTTAAAACAAATTGGAGATGATCCAGTTAAATTTAAAAAATGGCAAGAAGATCATTTAATGAAATTGTTACCCGCTAAAGAAGCCATTGCAGCTAAACGAGCTCAAATGAAATTAGAAAATGATATACAAGACAAAAAAGAAGATAACAAAAGAGCACTTGATAGAGATGCACAAACAGCAAAATATCAGGATGGTATTTTAAAATCAAAAAATAATAAAGGCGATAGTAATTCTACAACTGATAAATATCGTAAAGAAGATAAGAAAACACAAGATGATATCTATAAAGCTACAGAAAATTTTAACAAAGAAGTACGTTCAATAGAATCAAAACCTAATGTACCTCCTAATGTTAAAAAAGAACAGATTGCTGCTGCAAAGAAATCTTATGACGACAGAATAAAATATCTTAAGAGTCGTATGCATGAAAAAGAACCTGAACCTGAAAAGAAAGAATTAAAACCATTTGATCCAGAACAATTAGCTAATATTACTCCTGACGTAAAACAAGAATTAATAAAAGGTATTGGAGATTATGGTAAAGTAGCTGAGCAATCTTTTGATAGGGTTCATGGTGCTGGTGCTGCTAAAGCTATTATTGATGAGGATCGTGCTAAATCAAAAGGCAGTTGGCTTGATACTATATTAGGTGGTGGTGGAAGTAAACCTTCTCCTAAAGGTCATATATCTGATTTACCTAGAGCTACTACAGAGCAAATAGAAGAAAATAAAAAGAAAAGAAGTTTAGAAGCTGAGAAATCAAAAGCTTCAATAGCCGCTAAAAAAGAGCAACTAAAAGAAGAAGCTTTACAAAAAGCTAAGGCAGAAAAAGACGAAGAAATAGCTTCTGCTAAACGTAAATTAGAAGTCTTAGAACGACAATTAGAAACAGCAAAACAAAAGAAAGAACCTGATTCTATTAAAATTAAAGGTTTAATGAAACAGATTTCTTTTGTAAAACAACAAATTAATGAATAGGGAAATATAAATGCCTACTTTTTCTTGGGAAAAAGACTCTTCAGTGTCTGGTGAGGTCACTAGAGTTATTGATGGTGATACTATTGTTATTAAAACACCTAAAGGAGAGTTAAAACATATTCGTTTATCTAACACAGATGCTCCTGAATATGTCCAAGAAGGAGGAGATAAAGCTAAATCAGCATTAGAAAAGCATGTACCAGTAGGTAAAAAAGTTACTGTTAACAATACTAAAGAAGATAAATATGGTCGTACAGTAGGTAATGTTTATTCTGATGGTATTGATGTTGGTGATGCAATGATTAAAGCTGGAGAGGTTGGTGCCTATGGACAGAAAGCCTCTTTGTTGGATCGAGCTATGGGTAAAAAAGATCCAGCTAGTTTTAGGCATGGTGATGGTTCTACACCTTCCTTTTCATGGGATAAAAACAAACCTTCTATGAAAAAAGAAGGACCATCGTTTTCTTGGGAAAAAGGTGGAGAATCTGAAAAGAGAGATAATTCTACTTGGGGATCTATTAAAGCTTTTGGTAAGAGTGCTATAGAGGGCATTCCAGGGGCGGCAGGCGGTGTTGTTGGTGCTGAAGCAGCTTTAGCTGTAGGATCACCTTTAATAGCTGCATCAGGCCCTTGGGCTCCTGTTACTGGATTAGTATTAGCAGGTGTTGGAGGTATAGGAGGTGCTATTGCTGGATCTAAAGTAGGTGAAGCTGCTATGGATCAAGTACCAGAAGATGTGAGAAAAGACATTGGGTTTGGTAAAAAACAAAGAGAAAAAGATCGATTACAGAATCCTACAGCTTCTTTTGCCGGAGACCTTGTTTCATCTGCTCCTTTCTTTAGACCGGGTAAAGTATCTACAATGGAAAAAGCGTTGGGTGCTGTCATTGGTGGTTCTTTTGAAGCTGGTTCTCAATTAGCTTCAGGTGAAGATATTAACCTTGGTCATATAGCTATGGCTACTGGGTGGGGTGGTATTGCATCTAAACCAACTAAACTTACACAAGGTATCTCTAAGAAGTTTGGTAATGAAGCTACTAAGTTTTCATGGGAAAAAGACAAAGAAACTGCATCTATTGATCCTGATCGTGATAAAAATATTAATAGTAAGATAGATAAGTTTAAAGCTGAAGCTGATGCTGATGTTCTTGAAAGACAAAAGAATAAAGAAACATTTGATAAACAAAAAGAAGAGTTTGACAATAAAAAGAAAGAATGGGAATTACCTAAATCTGTTATTATAGGTGATAAAGAAATACCAGTAGAAAATACTAAAATTACAGATGTAAATACAGGAGAACAGCGTGTTCAACCTAAATCAGGTGAACCTGTAGCAGCTACACATCGTAGGTTTGAAGATGGAACTTCTAAGATTTTACTTGATACAGAACAAATTTATAAAGACTTTGAGAGAAAAGCTTGGACTACTCCTCAGTATGAAGGTGTTAAACCTTTACCAGAGAATGCTTTTAAATCTCCACAAGAATATACTCAATTTATTTTAGAACATGAAACACAACATGGTAATTTGTCTTATGATAAATGGAAAGAACAGAAATTAAGTAAAGATAAAACAACTGAAGTTGATACGTCTAAAGCAGCTTATGAACAGCATACTAATGAGGTAGCTTTAGAAGCTGTTAAAAAGAGATTTGAACCTGCAAAAGAACCTGTAGAACGTAAAACTAAACTTGATAGACAAAAAGAATACTGGGAAAGACAACGTAATTTTGTAGGTCCTAAAAAACCTTTTGAACCTAAGCAAGACAAGTTTAAAGGCGTTAGACAAGATCCTCCTGAGGATAATATGCCTCGTACAGAAACTCGTACAAAGGATTTGTTTGCTGAAAGTAAATACCACGAGCAACAAGCTAGAGAGTTGTATCATACACAAGGTCCTGAAGCTGCTAAAGCCTACCTTGAAGAAACTACTAAATATACTCCTCAAAAGATTAAAGAATTAGAAGACGCTATTGGTATTAATATTAATAATAACGTTGCTATATCTAGAAATGCTGCTAATTTTAGACGTGAGATAGAGGCTTTATTGCCTGATGAAAAAGCACGCATGGAGTTGCCTAGTAAGATAGAAAAAGGTTTGCCTTTAACTAAAGAAGAACAAGCTGTTGTAAATCTGCATAAGCAAAAGATGAATGAAATAGGTCAGACGGCTTATGAAACAGGTCTTATTAAAGGGTTACAAGAGAACTACGTATCTCGTAGAGCTAAAGCTGCTGGTGTTTCTGATAAAGATTTACCTAATTTTATAGAAGATATACTTAATAAATCTTTTACTGGTCCTGATTTAAAGAAGTCATCTAATTCTGGTATTGAGCGTGTGTTTGAATCATTAGAACAAACTGAAAAAGCATTAGCTGAAAAAGGTTTAGAGCTTGAAAAAGATATTGCTAAGATTGGTCAGGGCTATATGTTAGATATGTTACAGGCTATTGAAGGTAAAAAGCTGTGGACTAAACTACAAGAGACAACCATTGGAGATTTTAAAGCAGCTATGCCTCCTACCACTAGTCCTTCTACAATTCCTAGACAGTATGAGTTTATATCTCATGGTGCTTATAGGGGTTGGGCTATTCATCCTGACATTAAACCAGCTCTTAATTATGTATTGGGTGCTAGAGATCCTGGTGTGTTTTTAAAAGCAGCATTAACGTTTAATAGTGCTGTAAAAAGATCTAATATTGCTGCATCTTTTTTCCATGCTAAATCATTAATTGAAGCAGCTGCTCTTGCTAGAAGTTATATAGGTACTGGAGATATTTCTTTAAAGAAAGTATTAGAGATGTACCATAACGGAGGTGAAGGTGATTCTGCTGATAAATGGTTAAAAATAGGTATGATAATGTCTGGTGGTGTTGAGGACGTTAGTAGATCTGTTTTAGCTGATATAGGTAAAGTAGCTGATCAATTGTCTGGTAAGTTTGGTAATAAACATTATGCTGAACGTGGTTTATCGTGGTTAGAAAAAAATACATTAGGTAAAATAGATCATATTACTTGGGATATTTTACATGATGGATTAAAACTTATGGTGGCTGAACATAAACTACAACAAGCTTTGAAAGATCATCCAAATATACCTGAGTCTACACATAGATTAGAGATAGCTAGGTTTGTAAACAACAGTTTTGGTGGTCTTAATTGGTACGATATTGCTAGACAATCTAATGGCGAGTTTATGAAACGTATTACTATGGCTGCTTTTAATCCAGAAGGTAGGCGAGCAATGCAGGCGGTATTGTTTGCTCCTGACTGGACAGTATCTACATTACGTTCTTTTACTACTGCTTTACCTAAGAAACTATTTTCACCAGGTGAATGGGATGTTAGGGGAGGTGTTCATGGTTTAATTAAACCTAAAACACAAGCTGACTATGCTAGACAGTATCAAATGAAGTTTGCATTAATGTATTTAACTATGTTAAACGGTGTTAACATGATGACTTCTGGTCATCCTATTTGGGATAACAAAGATCCTACTAGGATTGAGTTTGAAGATGGTACTACTATGCAAGCCACTAAGCACGCTATGGAAGCTGTTCATGCTATAAAAGATCCTGATCAGTTTACAAGTAACAAGTTAGGGTTTATACCTAAAGCTATGATTACTACTTTAGCTGGTGTAGAGTATGCTGGTCCTACTGCTCCTAAATTAGAAGACAATAGTATTCAAGGTCGTATTAATGCTATTGCTAAAACTGTTGTACCTTTTTCTGTTGCATCTATGATGAATGCTCCAAAAGGAGAAGAAGTCAAACGAGCTTTAACAAGTACGTTAGGTTTCCCTATTTATGGAGAAACAAAAGCACAGAAGGCAGAAAAGCGTATTGAAAAACGGCAAAAGATGATGAACGAACGACGTAAAGAATGGAAAAAACAAGGACTTATGGATGATGAAGAATGAAAATACTTATTATTGACGCTGGTGGTAATGGTTGTATTGACTTTGCTTTAAGGTGTAAAGTAGCAGGTCATCAAGTTAAAGTCTTTATTAGACACCATAAAGACGGTTCTCGCAATGAATCTGGTAACGGTATTATAGATCGTGTATCAGATTGGGAGAAGTATATGAACTGGGCTGACCTTGTGTTTTGTACTGACAACGTATTTTACATACATGGGTTAGAACGTTGGAGAGATAAAGGATATCCTATCTTTGGACCATCTGTAGATACTACTAGATGGGAACAAGATCGTGTACATGGTGCTGACATTATGGAAAAAGCAGGTATTAAGATTATTCCTAGTACTTGTTTTAGTAAGTATGATGATGCTATAAAACACGTTATGGAGAACCCAAAACGTTTTGTATCTAAGCCTATTGGCGATGGTGCTAAAGCCTTGTCATACGTCTCTAAATCAGCTGCAGACATGGTATACATGCTACAATGTTGGAAGAAGAACAACGCATACAAAGGTGAGTTTATTCTTCAAGATTTTCATGGAGGTATTGAAATGGCGGTTGGCGGTTGGTTTGGTCAAGCTGGCTTTAGTAAATACTGGTGTGAGAACTGGGAGTTTAAGAAGTTAATGAATGATGATCTTGGTGTGGCTACTGGAGAACAAGGTACTGTCGTTCGATATACAGACTACTCTAAGCTTGCTGATTGTGTTCTTAAACCTCTTGAAGATTATTTACATGGTCTTAATTACACAGGTTACATAGATGTGAATTGTATTATTGATAAGCACGGAACACCTTGGCCTCTTGAGTTTACAATGAGACCAGGATGGCCTTTGTTTCAGATACAACAAGCACTACATAAAGGTGACCCAGCAGAATGGATGTTAGATTCTATTAATGGCAAAGATACTTTACGAGTTAAAGACGATGTTGCTGTTGGTGTTGTTATTACTATTCCTGATTATCCATACGGTAATATGTGTAAGAAAGATAATTGTGGATTTCCTTTATGGGGTGTTACAGAAGAAGATGCAATTAAAAACATTCATTTTTCAGAAGTTCAAATGGGTAAAGCCCCTTGTATGGTGGATGGTGAAGTACATCTTAATGTACCTATGTACGTTACTGCTGGTGATTACATATGTACTGTATCTGGTACGGCTTCTACAGTCTGTGAAGCTTCTGATAAAGCTTATACAACAATTGATAAAAAGATCCAAATACCTAATAGTATAATGTATCGTACTGATATTGGGTGTAGACTTGAAAAACAACTACCTGAGTTACAAGACTTAGGATATTGCTTGGATTTAAATTATGAGTAATTTGCTCCCCCCAATACCCCAAACACCTATATCGGAGTCGTTTCAATGGCGTGATTGGTTAAGAAACTTAGGTAATTACATATCTGTAGCACAGGTTGGAGGTAGTCCTTGGACTATTGTACAGGGTGGTACAGGATCTGGAACTGCTAGTGGTGCTAGAGCTAATCTAGGTATATCTGTTGTTGGTAATACAGGTTTGTATTCTGATTTAACTGGTAGACCTACATTAGGTACTATGGCAGCACAGAATATAGGCATATCAGCAACAATAACAACTGCTAAATTAACTGTTGGTGGTGCTACTGGTAGCATGACATTTACTAATGGTATATTAACAGCACATACACAGGCAACATAATGAAAACATCACAACGTGGAATTGAATTAATTAAGAAGTATGAAGGTTTTAGGACTATGCCATACAAGGATATTGTAGGTAAGTTGACTGTAGGCTATGGGCATTTAATCATAGCGGGAGATGGTTGTGTACCTGGTAGTCCTATTACTATAGGACAAGCTACAAGTCTTCTTGTAGAGGATTTAAAGAAGGCTGAGAACGCAATTAACTATGCAGTTAAAGTACAGTTAACACAGAATCAATTTGATGCTCTTGTGTCTTTTGTATATAATTTAGGTACAGGAGCTTTTGGTAGGTCTACTTTACTTAGACTTATTAATGATGGTAAATTTGAGGACGCTTCAAAACAGTTTATTCTTTGGAATCATGCTGGAAAAGTTGAAGTAAAAGGTCTGACTGATCGTAGGCTAGAGGAAACAGCATTATTTATGGAGAAACAAGCATGAGTTTAGACCCGATATCAGCAGTATTAGATTTAGGAAATACATTAATTTCTCGAATTTTCCCCGACCCTTCACAGGCGGCTGAAGCTAAATTAAAATTATTGGAGTTACAGGAGTCTGGTGAATTAGCTAGGATTACTGTACAGACTGATATTAATAAGGTTGAAGCTGGGAATGGTTCTGTATTTGTGTCAGGATGGAGGCCGTTTGTAGGCTGGGTATGTGGCAGTGGTTTTGCATTACACTACTTATTAATACCTATAGCTAATTTTATATTAGTAGCGACAGGACATAAAGAAGTTGTATTGATGTTTGACATGCAAACTTTATTGACTTTGTTGTTTGGATTACTTGGACTTGGTGGGTATCGAACTTACGAAAAGGTTCAAGGAGTGGCTAGCAGGTAGTCAACACGGCAGGAGAGGTATCAAGAACATAACTATTTTCCGTGTTTCTAGTTATGGCATCAACGAATAGGCAGGCGAGTTTGTAACCCTCTCACCCAATAAAAAAGCCCCAATTAAGGGGCTATTTTTTTATCTCTTATTTACTAAAGAATAGGAATCTAAGTAACCCTAGTTCTAATATAATAACAAAGACTGGTTCACCATTTTCATCTTCTAGTTCATCTTTGTATTGTAAACCAAATCCAATACCTTTTATAAAGTTTATTTCTGTTGTCATACTAGTTCACACGCTCCGTTTACACAAGCTAATTCATGCATATTGATAGTTGCATCGTCTTCTTCGAACTGATTGAATTCTTCCCAATTAATTTCTGGAAACTCTGCTAACGCTTTTTCATACTCTTCTTTAGTACAATCTTGATATGGTGCTTGTTGATAGATATGATCATTGAATGGTAGGAAACTAATACCACCTACTTCATCAAAGTTTTTATATACCCAAGCTCCTACTTGTAACCACTCATCTTCACGAACATATACTGTAATAGAAGGATTGTGTTCACACCATTGTTGTTTGAATTTAAGGTAATGCTCTAGTTGCTCAATAGCAGACCACTGTTTTCTGAAGATAGAACCTTCAGGAGCTTTTTGTGGAAAGGAGAATACTAGATTGTTTTCATTCATTACATCGATTTCCGACGCAACTCCTTTATTTCGTAGAAAAACTGCGAGAGGATCTTTAATATCCGCTCTAACAGTACGAATGTAATAGTCGCTGTGGCGAGGATGAATTCCACTGGCTGTATCAACAAGTTGAGAAACAGTTCCACTAGGCTTGACAGTCGTAATAGCTGCAGATTGAGGGATAGAGAGTTTTTTAGACCATTCCAAGTTTGTAGTAATTGATTCATTTTTCATGTCCTTTAACCAGAGTTCTGGTGTGTTTGCTAATGTTTTGTTATCTAGAATACCTGTTAGTGATACGCCTAGTAATCGTTCTTCCTCGGCATTTCTTTTCCAGATATTTCTAATGTATTTAAAGTCTGTGAGAGTACTCTGAAAAGTCCCAAGGATTGTAGCAATGCGAACTTTTCTTTGTAAGTCTGAGAGGTTGTCAGTGTTTCTAACAATGACTTCCGTAAGGTTACAAAATCCGTTTGATCTGAGGATAATTTCTCCACAAGGATTTGTTCCAAAGTCGTGATTAGGATCTCTGCGTCCTGTAGCTTCTGCTTGCTTCTGTGCAGAAACTCTATTAAATACTCCACGTTCTCCTGACTTACTTTCATACAGTGTTTGCCACTCTTTCATAAATATACCAATATCTGGTTTTTCTGTATAAGCTACGGAGTTATTGGCTAATGCTCTTTGCTTTTCATCTTCCCACCATGCACCGTTTTTAGCGTTACGCATACGTTCATCTGTGAGATTAGATAACGAGATTAAAGCTGATCTACGAACACCTCCAACAACTACAATTTGTGCTACTTTACAAACTAAGTCATGACATTCTACTGAGGTTAGTCTACGCCCTGCGGCTTTTTGAAACAGTTGCATGGTAAACTGAAACAGATCTTCAAGTGGTTTAGGTCCGCTGGCACGTCCTCCAAACGTCTTAAGTCTAGCTCCAGCTGGCCTGACTTTTGAGTAGTCCACGGTAGGTATAAGACCGGTGTACAGCAATCCAAGCAGTTCTCTAAATGAAGTTGCCCATCCTTGTTTTGAATCAGCGACAGTGATTGTAATTTCTGTCTTAGCGAATTCACTTGCGACTGTAGGGAGTTTTTGTACATATTGTCTTTCTACTGAGAATCCTAATCCAGTACCGTTCATAAGGATAAACATAGCTTCATCGAATGCACGGACATCATCTATAGCTAAATAAGAACAGTTGTAACCTGCAATGTTATCTCTTTCTAAAGCTGGTCCTGCTGTCATTAAAGCACGCATAGATGGCATTACATCCATATCATAGATTGCTTGGTATATCATTTTGTATGGGAATGTGTCTGGGTATTTCTTTTGCCAGAAGTCACAGTACCTTGCTACAGTTTCTGCCCAAGTTTCTCGTCTTTTAAGATCAGGCAACCATCGTGCATATCTTGATTTGTGGATATATGTTTGGTAACTATTCATCAATTCTTTCTTCAAATTCTTTCTCAAGCTTATCTGCTTGTTCATCTATTAAATCTTTAAATCTATCTACAATATCCTCGCTGGATATATTTAATACTTCCAGCAAGGTTATTTCGTCGATATCAATTAGTAATTCATATAATTCAGGTAGCGTTAGAGGCATTTGTTCTTTTCTCAATCTCTTTATCTACGTACCATTTAGCTTTTTTAAGATCTTCAATTGCATCTAATTTTAGATCACATCTCCAAATGTATTTTAGAGCATTACCTAGATTAAATCCCATGTGTTGAGTGATTTCAATACATTCAACACCGCTAGGGTGTTTTGTGTAGTGTCGTGGATGATTTACAGGATCGTCTGGTGCCATGTCTTTTAAGTCATGTTCATTAAGCATGAGCTTTGACCTCCACTCTGCTAGTCTCTGCCTTATTACTTCTTGACCAGCTACCGCAGGTTTGGCATTGATATCGTTGATAGGTTGCTGCAATGGATCTGGCCGTACCTCTTTTATGGAGTTTGGTTGATCCACAATTTGGGCACGAAATACTTTTGTGTTGTTCATTGTATAGATTTCTATTAGGGTGATTTTTAATCCAAGGCAATACTTTATGATATACTTTTTCTAAAAGAATCACATCTTGTTTGTTATATAGCTCCATTTTTTTCCAAGCACGTGGATCTTTATTCATACAATCAATCCAGAGTTTGAAGTTAGTTTCTTTTTTTGCACCTAATCCGAGTCGTTGGGCGACATAATCAAGTTTATTGCTAGGAAAGCGAAACCTATTACGGACGGTACGCAGAAGATCAATATTATTGTATGGAGCGGGTGGATTAAATCCATAGAGTAGAAATTCTTTATTAAGAGTTGGTATATCAAATTTAGTACCGTTATAGTGGATAACAGCATCTGCTTCATCTAATAGATTATGAATACCATTAAGCATATTTCCGTGGTCACTTGATTGTACAGAGTCAAAGAAGATTTCTTTTTCTCCTAACCATTTAGCAGCCCAGCATAATACATAAGACGATTCTAGTAATGCACTAAGTCCTATGTTTTGTTGCCACAAACCCCACACATGAGCTGTGTTAGGGCTTGTTTCAATATCTAAGAGAAGGATCTTCATTGTGCTGTTACTACCCCATTAATATTAGGTTTAGGAGGTCTACCTCTAGCTAACATGCTGTCTGCATTAACCCAACAAGCATCTAGTTGTATTGTTGACGGTGAATTAGTGTGTTGTAATAAAGAATCAAGGAAAGTGTTTGCAAACAGACTACGCTGACTAATACTGACTCCTTCTTTGAATCCTTCTAAAAATGCCCCTCTAAGAGCATTTTGCATATCTTGTTCAGAGACATGTGTGTCTCCTGTGATCATTTTGATACCCATTATTGTAATTCCTCCGAACCTTCTACCATTGTTTTTTTAGAATCAACTACAGTTACACCTTTGCTGAGTAGCATGTTAATTCCTAAGTCAACTACAAATTGTAATTCATCTGAAGATAGTTTGCCTGTGAATTCAGCTGAACCATCTTCTAATTCTATAACAGTTTTAATTTTCATAATAGCCAATCGTTAGGTAATCCGTCACGTAAGTCTGACCATTCAAAGCCGACTTTTGTAGCCCAATCACCATATGATGTTTTGCTTCCTTTTCTAATTTTAACACGAGCATTTTGAAAGAATATAAAGAAGGTGTAGTCAGGGTATTGTTCTTTAACCCAGAGCATTTTTTTTCTGTCTTCAGAAGTTAGTTTGCCTTTTGTTTCAATATATACTTTATCTTTAACTTTCCAGTCTGGGATATAAGTGCGTGTTATTTCTGGTTGTTTAAATTTTAATCTATCTGGTTCGTATGATACAGAATCAGGAAGTAGTTTCCTGACTTTCTCCTCGAACTTTGATTTGTAGATTTGGAGGTATCCAGACTTCTCCTGGAGTTCTTTGGATGTGGAGGAGCCTACCGTTGGTGATGATGTTGCTTGTTTCATTAGAGTATATGTTCCTTACATATTCATACATATCCCTAGGACAAGAACATATATCAATTGCATCGTGGTGGTGTTGCATGAACTTAGGCCATTTCTGACGAGCTTTACCATCAAACCCAGGTATATTATCACTAGCGTCACCTAGTATTAATTGCTTGTAGAAGTATTTATAGCCTTCGATAGGAGATACAAATTCTTTGGCTTTGGTTACAAAGTTGTAATGGTGTCCTGGAATTTGTTTTAAGTCTTTGTCGATTGAGCATACAACATGAGACATTATATCATCTTGTGCTGAAGCCATGATACCTATTAGATCATCTGCTTCACAGCCTTCTGATATTTCTGCTGCCCATTCTTTAACGAGATAATCTCGACATGTTTGTAACCATTTAGGTTTTGGTTTGTCTCGTCTGTTTGCTTTGTATTCAGAGTATAGTTTGTATCTGAAGTTATTTTTACCTGTAAGGTATGTGTTATAGAAGTCGCTACCTGTGTCATTGAGAATATCATTCATCATAACGTCGACTCGAAGGATTGCTATTTCCTCCGAATCGTTTTCAGTAGAAGCAGAACATCTATAGGCGACAATATCGCCATCGATGATCGCTAGCATCTATTAGTTAATTTCCGGAATATCTTCTTCCATCAAATACACTGATGTAGCTGTTCTACCAAATACATAATCTTCTAATATTTTAGCTGTGGCTAGAACATCTTCGACTTTAACCACTTTAGCACCAACTGATAAAATGCTAACGGCTGAGTTAATATTTGACTGACGAATGATGTAGAGTTGGCGTGAAGCTCTTTCTTCTGGTGTTTCGTAGGTTGCTTTTGGCGACGCAGACGATGCAGTCGGTTTTGCATTTGCTGTGGATGTTGATTTTGTTGCACTTGTGAATTCCCAGTATCCTTTGTCGTTTTTTCCTAGCATAACGTCATAGATTTCATTTGGTTGAGCAGTGGATAATGTTGTATATAGATCTTTATTTGCAAAGCTCATTACATTCTTTTTTTCTACTTTACCTTCTGGAGTACTATATTCTACTACAGCTTTACTCCATTTTGCAGATCGTTCTACATCTACATTTTTAATTGTTATTTGCATTTACTTCCTTTACTTGTTTTAGATATTGTGAATAGTATTCTACTGAATCATACATATTATTTCCAATAGAACATTCACATTTAAGTGGTATGTTTGGTTTTACTCCGAACATCCTGTTAAAGTTTTCAGGCATGTCTTCAAAGCAATTTTCAAACAATTTTACAACAGTTTCTACATTTGATTTTGGTGTGTCTACTAGAATTGAATCATGTATGGTTCCTATAAGTCTAGCATCTATTTTTTGTTTTTTTAGACGGTTAAAGAACGATACACGTATAATAGCCATGATGTCATGACCAGTTCCTTGCACAGGATAGTTTGTTAGTGTGGTCCAAGGGATTGCTAAGTTGTTTTTGTAATCTCTTTTCATATCAAAGAACCATTCTCGTCCTTGTGGACCTACTATAGGCTGTCCTGCGACTACTTTTTTTGCCCATGTGTTGTGAGTGTTATTAAGACCTTCGTATTTAGAGAAGAATTTTTCATTGATACTTTCCCAGAATTTGATGGATGAGCTTGTTGTAGCAAACTCAGGGTCTTTAGAGAAAGCATAGGCACTACCTCTATAGATAGTTCTAAACAGATACTTTTTAGCGATTAGTCTGCTGGGTAGACCAAATGCTTTTTGATTCTCTGTGTGTAGATCTAACCCATTTAGTATTTCATTCATACCAGTTTTATCTTGAGACAGCCACACAGCTGTCCACCATTCTAACGCTTTTGCATCTGCTTGTATTAACATATACTAATATTATACCAGGTTAATTACGATTTGTCAAGTAACATTTTGCACTTTTTGTTTGTGGAAAGAATATTTCTTCATATATGTCATTGTTAAATGATTTTAGTGAATCTTTAAATTCTTTGCATCCATACTTTTTAACAAATTCAATTACATTTGCCATTGTATCATAAGATAGCATTTCTTTTTCAAAATCATCCATATTATTTTCCTGTTAGTGTTATAAAACCTAGGTATAAATAAAAGCTTATGAAACAGTAGTACCATATAGAAAACAACGTATTAATGAGCATATTGTGCCTTACATAGTTCTTTTTCTTTAATAGAGAAGTCTGGACTTATCTCAGCAAGCATACAGTCTTTTCTAGATAATTGACTATTTGGTGTTAGTATATTGACACATATAATAAATCCAATTAGTACTAATATAAGTGGTGTATATTTCATGGGTTGTTTCCAAAGTAAGTACTACGAGATCTAATTTGTTTGTCAATAGGTTTTTCTTTTAATACATAATACACAGTGTCTTTGATTGTGATTGGCTTACAATCTTTAACAGTATATCCTGCTTTTTTAAGTCCTTCTAAGTCATATACTATTTTACTCATTTAATTTCCTCAACTTTCTTTATGTGTTCTGAAAATAACCTAATCAACATTTCATTGCTCAATCTTTTATCTTTACATTTTTTGTATGCATTTAACAAATGGGTATCTGTCATTTTGCTAATTAAAATAAATTCACCATCTTTAGTTTCCCAATATTCACTTTCGCTATGATTTGATGTTTCTACTAATGAATATCCTTGACTTGCGTAATGCGATTGATAACTTGATTTTTCCCATCTTTTTCTTTTAACTAAATCAGGGTTATCTTCATAATCATTGTCATTTTCAAAACTCCCAAAATAATCTTCTGCACTCATTTTTCTACCCTCACTTTTCCCAAATAATCCCAATCAGATGTCTCCCTCAGCAATGTGGAAGACGTCATAATTTTGCTAGTGTCTATATGACGATAGACATAAAGGTATTGTGGTTCTTTTGGTGGCTCTTTAACAGTTAAATTTTCAATGGTTAGATTTGCGTATTCAAGTTTGGTTGCCAATTCAGTAATCTTTTTTTCTTGTTCTAAAATTAAATGCTCTAATGATTTATTTATCCCTTCTTTATGTTTAAGTTGGGTTTCAAGATTTTTAATTTGTGTTTCAAATTGGTTGTATTCAATTGGTTGAGTCCT